TGGGTCGCCCGCTCCATCCCGATCGGACTGTGGCCGATGCGCCCAGACCGGGTGTTCCCGATCCCCGGTGACTCCACCACCTACCTCCAGGGCTGGATCTACCGCGGCCCCAACGGGGAGCAGGTGCCGCTGGACGTCGACGAGGTGCTGGAGATCGTCACGCCCGACCCGATGGACCCCTACGGCGGCCTGTCGCCGGTGCAGGCCCTGTTGCCCACCCTGGACGCCGCGCGGTTCGCCCAGTTGTACAATCGCAACTTCTATCTCAACGACGCCACCCCCGGCGGCATCATCGAAGTGCCCACCAAGTTGGACGACGGGCAGTGGACCTCGTTCCAGAAGCGGTGGGCCGAGACGCACAAGGGCGTGGACAAGGCCCACCGCATCGCCATGCTGGAGAACGGCATGACGTGGAAGACGGTGGATCCGTCCAACCGGGACAACCAGTTCGTGGAGTCCCGGCAGGACCAGCGTGACGAGATCACCGAAGGCTGGGCGTTCCCGAAGTCGATGCTGGGCGCGTCCAACGACGTCAACCGCGCGGTGGCCGAGGCGAACCGGGCGCAGTTCGCGGAGAACCTTGTCGTGCCGCGGCTGGACGCCTGGCGTGACATGCTCAACCACAACTACCTGCCGCTGTTCGGGGCCACCACTGCCGGTGTCGAGTTCGACTACGTCAACCCGGTGCCGGCCGACAAACTGCTGGAGGCCCAGGTCAACCAGGCGCTGGGCATGGCGATGTACAACGCCACCCGGGCCGGCTACGACGGCAACGACATCATCAGCTGGCTGGGTCTGCCCGACATGAAGTGGGAGGCTCCCGCGCCGGCGCCCGACCCGATGGCCGACCAGCCGCTGGTCGGCGACGATCAGGACCAGCCCCAGCCGGGCGCTCCTGTGCCGGCCGCGGGCTTCCGCAAGCCGCTCGCCAACGGCCACGCCGTGCCCAGCTGGGGTGCGCTGTGACCGACAACGTGGCACGGTTGCGCGCGGAGTGGTACGGCGAGGCGGAGTTGGACCGGCTCATCATGGCCAGCGTGCCCAGTGGGCTCGACTTCGACGCCATGCTGACCGCTGGGCCGCCGCCCGGCCTGGTGCTGCCCTCCGTCGACGCCGCATGGACGTGGAACCCGGCACCGGTCAAAGCCGCCTTCGCCGCTGCCCTGGCCGCGCTGCTGCTGCGCTGGGCCCCCGTCAAGGAGGCCTGGACGGCGCAGCTCACCTCGCAGGTGCAGCGGGCGGCCCAGGACGACGACGTGCGGGCCTTCGCGGAGCTAGGCGTCGACGCCACCCAGGGGGCGGACGTCCTGCACGACGCCATGGCCGCCTATGCGCCGGTCGCCGCCGGCCAGGTGGTGGCGGAGGCGAAGGACCAAGGTGTCGCCGTCCCGCCGCAGGTGCCCGACACCGACGTCATGGCCACGCAGGCCCTGGTCACCGCGGAGCTGCTGGCGGCGGCGTTGGCCCTGTCGGCCGGCAACGAGGCGCAGCGGGTGCACCGCGGCGACCGGCCGGCCGCCGACACCGCCGCTGACGTCGGCAAGCACCTGGACGAGTTGTCCGACGCCGTGCCGACCGCTCAGCTGGGCTACGCCCTGCACACGGTGGAGCTGGGTTCGCGGGTGGCCACCATGAGCGGCCACCTCGGCGTGAAACTGTACGCCAGTGAGCAGATGGACGACCACCTGTGCGTGCCGTGTCGAGCGGTGAACGGCAGCTACATCGGCACCACCGGCGGGGACCTGAGCAAGCTTCACCTTCTCTATCCGAACGGTGGGTTCATCAACTGCCGTGGCGGGATCAACTGTCGCGGGACCGTCATCGGCGTGTGGCCGAAGGAAGGTGAGTAGCGGTGGGCAACACCCTCATTCGCAACGCCGCCATCGGCGTGCATCACACGGCCACGGAGGACTCCGCCTGGGACGGTCCAGCCGCCGTCGCCGCCATGCCGGACAACGCCGCCACCCTGCACTACTGCCATGCCTGGGAAGATGAGGCCGGTTCGGACATTAAGGGCGACTACAAGTTCCCTCACCACCGCACCAAGGGTGGGCCGGCCAACATTCCCGCGTGCGAGAACGGTCTGGCCCGACTGTCGTCCGCGTCCATTCCGGACGGAGACCGGGCCGGTGTGAAGGCTCACCTCCAGGCGCACATCGACGACCACAAGAAGTCGGGAGCCGACGGCGACGCCGACGACTCCGTGACGCAGTTGCTGTCCCGTCGTCGCGAGGCGCTCAAGGCCACGGCGAAGGCGGCCAACGGCGGTCGCAAGTGGTACTCGATCCAGGCGCGCGCCGCGGCCGACAACGAGTACGACATCATGATCACCGGCGAGATCGGGTGGGACGTCGACTCCGGCATGTTCGCCCGGGCGCTGGCCGATCCGGAGATGGCCAACGCCACCACCCTGCACGTCTCGCTCAACAGCATCGGCGGCGACGTCTTCGACGGCATCGGCATCTACAACGCCCTGATCGGCCACGGGGCCCAGGTGGTCATGACCGTCACCGGGCTGGCCGCCTCCATCGCGTCGGTGATCATGATGGCCGGCGACAAGGTGGTCGTGGGCCGCGGCTCCGAGGTGATGATCCACGACGCGCACGCCGTCCAGGTCGGCAACGCCAAGGACATGGCCAAGATGGCCGAGATCCTGGACAAGGCCTCGGACAACATCGCCAGCTTCTACGCGGAGCGGGCCGGCGGCGACCCGGCCGACTGGCGGGCGATCATGCGGGACGAGAAGTGGTACTCCGCCCAGGAGGCCGTCGACGCCGGACTGGCCGACGAGGTGGCCCCCGTCCGCGAGCGGGTCACCGGCGACGCCTCGGCCATCACGCTGGCCGCCCGTGCCCCGCGGCGCGCCCGTCCTGTCGCCGTGGCGGGCGATGAGGGCAGTCCCGACAAGCCGGCGGTTGACGGCCTCACCGACTGGCTCGCGGGCCTCACCGATGAGCTGAGGGACGAGTTCGCCCCGCCGCCGGACGCGCCGGTGGCCGACCTGGGCGAGGCCATCCGCTCCGCGGTCGCCTTCGTGGCCACCGACATGCCCGAACCCCAGACGACCCCGGTCGATGACAGTCTGCCGGGGCTGACCAGTGACCACCTCGCCGACATCCGGCGCGCGGTGCAAGGAGAGTGACATGAGCAGCAGGACCGCAACGCAGCGCGCCCGGGACGTGGCGCAGGCGAAGTCCCGCCTGGCGATGCTCGACCGGGTCGGCATCCCGTCGACCGACATCGGCCGGGTGTTCAACCGCACCACCGGCGTCCAGGACGACGACATCTCCAACATCGCCATCCCGGACACCACCGCCGGGCTGGAGGAGATGCTCGGCGACGTCGACAAGCTCCACACCCTGGCCAAGGCCGGCAAGCTCAAGAACGTGCTGGCCGCCTACGCCCGCAAGACCGTCAACGCCGACCTGGACATGCGCCGGCAGGTCAACGAGCTGGCCCAGGTCGCCATCCAGGACATGCTCAAGGACGCCAAGCTGGAGGGCCTCAAGCCGTCCAGCGTGCTGGACCTGACCGGCGACGACGCCGCGAAGGCCGCCTTCGGTTTCGCCAAGTCCGGCAAGGCCAACGCCCGGGCGCGGCTGTACAACAGCAAGGCCATGGGCGCCAAGCTGGACAAGGACTTCGGCAACGCGCTGGAGTACTGGCAGACCATCTGGCACCAGGCGAGCAACACCGTCGACCGCCAGGAGAAGCTGTCGCGGCTGCGCAACGCCTTCAGCTCCAACGTGCCGTCCGAGGGCGGGTTCCTCATCCCGGAGACGCTGCGGTCGGAGATCCTCCGCGTGGCGCTGGAGACCTCGATCGTCCGCTCCCGGGCCCGGGTCATCCCGATGGAGACGCTCCGGGTGCCGTTCCCGGCCATCGACTCCACTTCGAACACCACCAGCGTCTACGGCGGCATCCAGGCGTACTGGACGGAGGAGGGCGCGTCCCTCAACACGACTCAGGCGTCGTTCTCCAACGTCGTCCTGGACGCCAAGAAGCTCACGGCGTACTGCGAGGTGCCCAACGAGCTGATCGCCGACTCCATCGGCAGCTTCGAAGCGCTGATGGACGAGATCTTCCCGGAGGCCCTCTCCTTCTACGAGGACTACGCCTTCCTGATGGGCTCCGGCGTCGGCGAGCCGCTGGGCGTGCTCAACGCCGGCAACGGCGCCATCGTCGCCGCGGCGGCGGAGACCGGCCAGGCCACCGGCACGATCATCTGGCAGAACATCGTTCGGATGTACGCCCGGATGCTGCCGATGTCACTGTCCCGCGCGGTGTGGGTGGCCAGCATCGACACCTTCCCCGAGCTGGCCACGATGTCGCTGTCGGTCGGCACCGGCGGTTCGGCCATCTGGATCAACAACGGTGTGGAGGGGCCGCCCATGACGATCCTGGGCCGGCCGGTGCTGTTCACGGAGAAGACCTCCACGCTGGGCGCCCAGGGCGACATCTCGTTCGTGGACTTCGGCATGTACCTGCTGGGCGACCGGCAGGCCATGTCGGCCACCTCGTCGGCGCACTACAAGTTTGCCAACGACGTCACCGCCTACCGGGTGCTGGAGCGGGTCGACGGTCGCCCGTGGCTGAAGTCGGCCATCACGCCCAAGAACAACGGGCCGGCGCTGTCGCCCTACGTCCAGCTGGCGACGCGTCCGTGATGTCGACCCAGCGGCGGATGATCAGCTACTGACGCATCACCCGGCCGGTCGCCGGCCTCACCCCCCGGCGACCGGCACCACCACCCGGCATTCACACCCCGGGTCAAGCTGAGCAAGGAGTGAGGCAATGGAAGCGCTGGGAAGGTCCTACAACACCGTGCCAATCGCGGCCGGTGTTGAGATCAACATGCGTGAGTACGACTCGGTCGACTTCGTGTGCACTGGCAATGACACCTTCACGATCACCGCGGCGCCGGCGATCGGCGGGTCGTACACCTCGCCGGGCAACATCATCACGAACAAGTACACCAACACGTCGACGGCCGGCGCGGCGAAGTGGGTCCGCGCGACCCAGTCCGCTTCCAGTGCCGTGGTGTCGGCCTCTGGCGCGGTGGTGTTCACCGTCAACGGCTCCAGTCTCGCCGATGGCCAGACCACGGTGAAGTGCTCCGTGGGCGGCTCCGGCCTGGTGACCGCCGTCCTGCACGACCTGAAGAGCAAGCGCGGACCGGCGAACCTGCCGGCCGTGGCGAGCTGAAGGGCGGAGCGGGATGAGCAACTACGTCAAGGACGCCGACCTCCTCATGCTGGGGCTGGGTCGCACGGTCCAGCGCGCCGCGGCGAACCTGCCGCAGACCGCCACCGGCAACCTGTTCGCGGTGACCGGCGGCCGGGTGGTCGTCACGTCCATCGTCGGCCAGGTCACCACGGTCATCCAGGCCCAGGCCAACGCGGTCAAGCTTCGCGCCACGCCGACCGTGGGCGCGGTCAACGACATGTCCGGCACCGTCGACATCAACGCCGCCGCGGTCGGCTCCCTGTTGGCCGCCACCGGTCTGGCCGGCGACGCCCTGGTGCTCTCCACCGGCGGCGCGGTGTCGATGGGTCGCAACCCGATCCTGGTCGCGGTCGGCAACATCGGACTGAACACGGCGGCCAGCTCCACCGGCCAGATCAAGTGGACGCTGACCTACATCGCCTACGACATCGGCGCGGCTGTCGCCGCAGTGTGACACTGAGGGCGCCCCCAGGCTTGCCACTAACAAGCCCGGGGGTCCACCGAAGGAAAGGACCAGACCAATGCCGAAGGCCACTGTGGCCGGCGCGTCGATCGCCGACGAGGATGGCGTCTGTCGCACCTTCGAACCCCTGGACGTCCAGCACGGCGGCGAGGAGCCGCCCGTGGCCGAAGGGGACTACGTGGAAGGTGAGGAGGAGCCATCAGCTGGCAGCAGCTCATCGGAATCTACCGGGACGCCCGGGAAGAGCTCGAATACGAGCGACGAACCCCCCCTCCCGCCTGCCCCAACGACGGAGAGCCCCTCACCGCAGGAACCGACGGGCGACTCCGGTGCCGATTCGACGAGTACGTCTACGACGGCGTTCGGTACGACATCCCGGGGTAAGCGTTCGTGACGTAGCCTGAAGACCGCCGGGCCGGTCGTTGTTCCCCTCCGACCGGCCCGGCCCCCACAACCACATACGGTGCCAGTCCTGGGAAAGCAAGGGACGATCATGGGTGACATCCTCTACGCCACCCGCGAAGACGTGCGACATGCCGTTGACGCGGCCGGAACCACGCGCGACAACGCAGAGATCGACCGGGCCCTGGCCGCGGCGACCGAGAAGATCAACGGCGCGCTGAAGCGAGACTTCGCCCCCTGGACCGGCACCCGCTACTTCGACTGGCCCAACTTCGACACCACGGTGTTCCGGGTGTATGTCGATTCCGACGCCCAGGCCATCAGCCTCTCCGCGCTGACCTCCGGCGGCCAGTCGATCGACGTCAGCCAGGTCAACCTGGAGCCCAGCCTGAACGGCCCCCCGTATGACACGATCGAGGTCAACCGGGACACCGTCGGCTCGCTCACCCAGGGCATCACCTTCCAGCGCAGCGTGGTCGCCACCGGCCTGTGGGGCTACGACCTCACCGAGCGGTCGGCCGGCGCCCTGGTCGGCGCCGTCAACGCCAGCGCCGACCAGCTCACCCTGTCCGACCCGGTCGCCGTCGGCGTCGGCTCGCTGCTGCGCGTCGACGGCGAGCGGATGGTGGTCACCGAGAAGTCCAGCGTCGCCACCGGCCAGGCCGCCCTGACCAACCTCGCCGACGAGGAGTCCGACCGGCTGCTGGTCGTCGCCGACGGCACGGTGTTCCGGGTGGGCGAGACGATCAGCATGGACGCTGAGCGTTGCTGGATCGACGACATCCTGGGCAACACGCTGGTGCTCAAGCGGGCCGTGGAGGGCTCCCTGCTCTCCACGCACGCCGGCAGCCTGATCTACTCGCCCCGCCTCGCCACGGTCGCACGCGGCCAGCTGGGCACCACGGCGGCCAACCACAGCGACGGCACCCCGCTCAACCTGCATCTCTTCCCGCCGCTCATTCGCCAGTACGCCATCGCCGAGGCGCTGATCGAACTCCAGATGCAGGCCTCCAGCTACGCCCGCACCCGGCCGGCCGCCGGCGGCATCGGCGGCCGCGGCATCCCCATCAGTGAGACGGGGCCGGTCGACATCCGCGACCAGGCGATGAGCGCCCACGGGCGCTACGGCCGGGCCAGGGCCATCTGATGGCCGCCACGGTGGAGTTCTCCGGCCCCTACTTCGACGCGCGGTACGACGAGCTGTGCGACCGGCTGGATCACGACCTGGAGGACACCGTCGCCCAGCAGGCGATGGCCGACTGGCACCGCAACCTGGACACCTCGCTGCGCTTCCCCACCGGCTTCTATGAGTCGCACATCTCCATGCAGTCGTCGCCGTCGGCGGCTGGCGGGACGATCGTGACCGACTTGGGCGTGATCTACGGCCACTGGCTGGAGGGCGACGGCAGCCGCAATGCGCCGAAGACCCGTTTCCCCGGCTACTGGTCGGCCCGGCGAGCCACGGCCCAGGTGGCGGCCAAGGTGGAGAGTCTGTCGCGCGGCCCCGTCGACCGCTTCCTGGAGAAGGTGAACGACGGTGCCTGACGCGATGCTGGCGATGGCCAAGGTGCTGCCGATGGTGCGGGGTGTCCCCAAGAGGCTGGGCGTCTTCGACACGGTGGACGGCCATGAGCCGCTCAACGCGCCCGGCCGCGGCCTGCACTGCTTCAGCTACGCCGGCCCGGTGCGGACGGTCGCCGCTGCCAGCTCGATCACCTCCGCCGCGATCCTGGTCAACTTCACGGTGCGGATCCAGACGCTGGCCATCGCGGCCAAGGGGCAGAGCAACAACGACATCGACAAGAACCTGTTGCGTGCCACGGGTGTCCTGTTCGACGCCTACATCGGTCACTTCCGGCTGACCGACCACGCCGGCAGCAAGTTGGTGCGGTGCGTGGATGTCTTCGGGGCCTACGGCAGCCAGGGGCTCACCATGGTGCCCGGTTACCTCAACAGCGACGGCACCATCTTCCGGGTGGGCGTGATCAACCTGCCGCTGTTGCTCAACGACGAATACGACGAGGAGGAGTGATGGGCGTCCAGGAGATCAACCGCGACCGGGCCGGCCAGACCGCCTACGACGCCTATGCGCGGGAACGCGGTGGCGTCACCGTGGCCGGCCAGATCATGTGGAGCTGACAGGAGATGAGCGACAACACGCCCGACGTGGCCGAGGCCTGGCGCGTGGCCGCCGAGGCCGTGCTGACGGTGTTCGGGAAGGGCGACTGACGTGGCTAAGCAGAGCGGCTTGGGGCAACGCCTCTACGTCGGCGGCTACGACATCTCCGGCGACATCACGGAGCTGGGCAACGTGGCCAGTCCGGTGGCAACGCTGGACACCACCGGCATCGACAAGTCGGCGCATGAGCGGATCCAGGGCCAGAAGGACGGCACGCTGGAGGTGACGGCGTGGTTCAACCCGGAGAACGTGAGCACCATTCAGGAGCACGCGGTCTACTCCACCTTGCCGCGCACCGACGTGCTCAACACCTTCGTCGCCTCGCCGGTGGCCATCGGCGCCGAGACGTACTGCCTGGTCGGCAAGCAGGTCAACTACGACCCCAAGCGGGCCCAGGACGGCACCTTCACCTTCGGCGTTTCGGCCCAGGCCAACGGTTATGGTGGTGAGTGGGGCAAACTGCTGACGGCCGGCAAGCGCACCGACACCACGGCCACGGCTGGCACGTCCTACGACCAGACCGCGGTGTCCACCTCGTTCGGGTGGCAGGCCTACCTCCAGGTGTTCGCCTTCGCCGGCACCGACGTCACCGTGAAGATCCAGGACTCCGCCGACAACTCCAGCTTTGCCGATCTGACCGGCGCGGCCTTCGCCGCGGTGACGTCGACGACGCCGGGCGCCCAGCGTCTCCAGTCGGCGTCGGCCACCGCCACGGTGCGCCGCTACGTCAAGGTCACCACGACCACGTCGGCCGGCTTCACCAACCTGGTGTTCGCGGTCGTCTTCGTCCGCAACCTGTCCGCCAACTCGTTCTGACGTGAGGGGAAGTCATGTCTGGTCTGGGTCCGCAACTCCCATCGCACATGCGCAAGACCTACGGTGTGCACCACAAGACCCGCAAGGCGGGATGCCACGAGGTGATCGACGGCCACAAGGTGTGCCCCGCCTTCTGGAACGGCTTCACCTCCACGCTCAACCCGGCCGAGCACGCCGCCCAGATCCACTACTTCGACAGTGGCGACTCCGGCCGCCACTTCACGAAGGAAGTGACGGCTGACGGCCTGGTGCGCTACACCTTCTCGCCCGGCCAGCGGTGCTTCAACGCGCCCCACACGGTGGTGGACCGCCAGGAGGAGGCGCGCTACATCCTGCTGGCCGGCGACCACCGGCACTACATCGGCGACCGGAACGAGGATGGCAGCGTGAAGCCCATCCTCGTCCACAGTGGAGCCGACGCGTTCATCGACGACTTCGCCAGTCACCAGGAAGGCCTGGCGCAAGCGGCCGGACAGGCCTGACACGAAAGGAAGTGATCCACCATGGCGAAGCTCTCCGGCCTCGGGTGGACGACGCTCAGCCTGGACGACGGCGGCGGCACGCCGGTCGCGCTGGTCAACGACATCACCGACCTGGACATGGCCACTCCGCGTGCCGTCCAGGACGTCACCGGCGTGGACAAGAGCGCCTTCGAGCGCATCTTGCTGCTGGCCGACTTCTCGGCCACGCTCAACGGGCCGTTCGACCCGGCGGCGTCCAAGTCACACACCACCCTGTCGACGGCCTCCAGCTCCAACCAGGTCAGGACGTTCACCTCGGTGATCCAGGCGAAGACGCTGGCGTGCGAGGTGCTGCTCACCGATTACCCGCTCAAGCGCGCGGCGTCGGGTGAGTTCACCTTCTCCTGCCCGCTGGTGCTCGCTGACGGCACCGTACCTACCTGGTCCTAAGTGGACGGAGAGGGGAACGCCATGGCTGGCTACGAGGTGGAGGACACCACCTACACGCTGGAGTTCGACGACCGACCCGGCGCGGAGATCGTTTGCCGCGCCGGGTCGATGGAGCAGCACTTCGAGGCGCTCTCCCTGGACTGGACGTTGGAGAGGGGGGCGCTCCAGAAGCGCTACCCGGACGACGACGAGGCCCAGGAGCGGGAGGTGCGCCGGCTCTACACCATCTTCGTCGACCACATCGAAAGCTGGAACCTCACCCGCAGGAAGGCGGAGGTGCCGATCACGGTCGACGGACTGCTCTCGCTGGACCGGGAGTTCGTCCGCACGGCCGCGCTGGCGTGGTTGCGAGGGGTGTTCGGTTTGTCCGCCCCTTTAGAGAAGCGCTCCACCGATACCGAGAAGCTCGAATTCGACGAGAGCTCGATCCCGATGGAGGTCATCCCGTCGTCGCTCCCCCTCGCCAGCTGACACAGGCGAGGCTGGTGCGCACCGCGTGCCAGGTGCTCAACTGCTCCTACGGGGAGCTGAAGACCTATCCCGCGTCAGCCATGGCGCACGTGATGACCTTGATCGAGGCAGACGAGGCGTAGGAGGTGAGTCCCGGTGAGCAACGACGTCAAGATCCGCGTCACTTCGTCCAATGACACGAAGGGCACGCGCGACGAGGTGCGCCGGGACTTCGCCTCCATGGGCCTCCAGGCCGGCAACGACTTCAGCAAGAACCTTGAGTCGTCGGTCAAGGGCAAGGCCGCCCAGGTGGGCGACACCGCGGGCAAGGAGTTCAACAAGGGCCTCACCCGGTCGACCAAGGGCGGCGCCAAGGACGTCGGCAAGGACTTCGCCTCGTCGCTGTCCGACGGGATCAAAGGCGACGTCAAGACCACCGGCGTCAAGCTGGGCGAGGAGTTCGCCGCGGCGTTCGACCAGGGGGCCAAGAAGGCCGGCAAGGGGTTCGCTGAGCGGGTCTACCTCAACGCTCGGGCCGGGCTGCGGCCGGCCGGCGAGGAGCTGGGCCGGGAGTTCTCCGACTCCTTCGACGGCAAGACCACCAGCGCCGGCAAGAAGACCGGTGAGCAGGTCGGCAGGAACATCGTCAAGGGAGCCGAGAGTCAGACCAGCGGCAAGGGCGCCTTGATTGCGCTGGGCATCGAGGCTGGACTCGGTCCGGCCGGTGGCGTGGCCGGCGCCGCGGTGGCCGGCGCGTTCGCGGTGGGCCTGGCCGGCATGGGCGTGGCCGCCGCCGCTCAGACGCCCAAGGTGCTCGCGGCGTTCCAACAGCTCAGCACCACCGCCGGGGAGCAGTGGAAGGCCTGGGGCAAGGACTTGGAAGCCCCGGTCACCGCCAGCCTGGAGTACGTCCGCCAGCAGTTCATCCACCTCGCCCCCGTCATCGACGACGCCTTGCGGGCCACCGGGCCCGGGATCAAGGTGATGACCACCGGCCTAGTGGACCTGGCCGCCAACGCGATTCCCAAGCTGGACGGGGCCGCCCATCAGATGGGTCCGGTCTGGTACGGGATCAAGTCGCTGTTCGGCGACGTCGGCACCAGCATCGGCGACCTGGCCAGCACCGCGGGCGATCACTCCGCCTCCATCGGGGCCGACTTCGAGCACGTCGGCAACGTGGTCCAAGGCGTCGTCTCGTTGGCCGACCACCTGATCGGGGAACTGGCCGACGACTTCGCCCAGCACGGCGGAGAGCTGACCAGGGCGGTCAGCTCTATCGACTCCGCTGTCACCTCGCTGGGGGCCGGCGCGTTCCCGGTGCTGGGCAACGCCATCGGCGCCGACCTCACGGTGATCAAGGGGTTCTTCGACGTCATCGGCGCCGGCGGCGCGCCGCTGGGGATGCTGGTCGGCGGTCTGGCCTCGGCCGCCACCAACGCCAAGCTGCTGAGCCTGGCGCAAGGGCCGGTCGCCAACTTCGCCACCACGCTGAAGGAGGCCGGCACGAAGGGGTCGGCCTTCGGCGACTTCACCACGAAGGCCGGCACGGCGATGGACAAGTTCGGCAAGTCGTTGCCGGTCGTCGGCGTCGCGCTGACCGCCATCGGGCTGCTCATGGAGCAGCTCACCCAGCACGAGCGGGACGCCGTGGCCGCCGGCCAGGAAGTGGCCAAGGGGCTGGAGACGGGCGGCGGAGCCGCCGTCAACGCCCGGGCACAACTGGCTTCCTGGCAGCAGCAGGTCAAGGACGGCAAGCAGGCGCTGATCGACCTGTCCAAGTCGCAGAACGACTACAACGACGTGCTGGAGGCCGGCGCGACCGGCATGTCGGCCAACGGCCTGGGACAGCAGGCGCAGCAGCAGGCCATCGACGACGCCAACCTGTCGATCAAGACAGCGATGGACTCCTACAACAAGTACGCCGTCGCCGCGGGCCTGGCCATGATGAACACCGACGAGTTCACCGGCGTGGTGAAGACGTACGACTCCAGCGCGCAGAACGCCACCTCGAACACCGCTCAGTTGGCGGCGGACATGTTGATACTCAAGGACAACACCGCTGGGGCCGATCAGAAGGTGAAGGCCCTCCAGGACACCTTGGCGCTAATGTCCGACCAGGGGCTCCAGAAGGCCGATGACGCCATGGACCAGTTCGGCTCGGTGCTGGGCACCTTCAACGACGGCGTGGACAAGATGAAGGGCAAGGTGTTCGACGGCTCCGGTCAGCTCAACTCGTTCTCCGACGCCGGCCGCACCGTGCGTCAGGTGATCGAGGATGGGCGGGACTCCATGGTCGCCTACGCCCAGGCCGCCGCCGATGCCGGCGTGCCCCAGGACCAGATCAACGCCAAGCTGGGCGACATGGCCAACCAGATGGCCAACACCATCGGACCCACCGTCGGCAGTCGTAGCGCGGCCGACGATCTGCTGCGCACTTATCACGCCATGCCCGACGACATCACCACCCACCTGCACGCCGACACCTCGGACGCCCAGGGTGTCATCAACACGTTCATCCGAATGAACGACGGTCGTCAGGTGTCCATCTTCGTCAACGCCGCCGGGGACATGGGCGGCATCGCCTCGGCTGGCCGGTTGGCGCACGGCGGCAACGTGGGGTCGGCGGCGTCGGGCCGCACCATCGGCGGCGGCTCCCCAACGCTGGTGGGAGAGCAGGGAATGGAGAAGATCTCCTATGGCGGCCGGTCCCGTCTGGCCACCGGACCGTCGCTGCTGAACCTCCCCGTCGGGGCCACCGTCACCCCGCACGGCAACACCATGCAACAGCTCGCCCAGGCCGGTGTCGGCGGCGGCGCCCCAACCGAGGTACACCTGACCATCGACGCCGCGGACGACCCCGCCAGCCAGGCCATGTTGTACTTGCTGCGCAAGTCGATCAGGACGCAAGGCGGCAACGTGCAGGCCGTGCTGGGGAGGAGCTGAGGATGGAATGGGTAGGCGAGATCTTCCCGACCCTGCTGGGCAACGGCTGGGCCGTGTCGGTCCTGTTCGGACTCGGGCTGGTGTGGTTCATCGCCACCGACCGGCTGGCCACGCGCGGCCGGTTGAGATCGATGGAGAAGGACCGGGACTACTGGCGCAAGGCCGCGGAGCTAGAGAGGGAGCGATCGGATCGGGCCCAGGCTACGGTGAGCAGAGTGCTGCCGGCCGCCGAGAACGCGGTACGCGTCGTGCAAGCGTTCACGGAGGTCACCGGAGGCTCCGACCCGGCAGTGCTGGAGCGAGGGGACGCGCGATGAGGTGGACGTGGAGCAGGCGGCGCGAGGTCGACCCCGATGCCGTGGAGGCGGTCCGGGACGCCACAGAGAAGTTGGAAGAGGCCGACCATCAGCTGAAGCGGGCTGAGATCCTCGCTGAGCAGGCGGAACGCGCCGGCCGCCCCAACCACTTCGCCCAGCGCTGGCAGGCCGCCATGCGGCCACGGGGGGTGTGAGATGGACACCAGTGTGGCCATCGCCTGGGGAGCGTACGTCCTGGGCATCGTCAGCGTGGTGGCGTTCCTGGTGGACTACCTCGTCTGGATCAAGATCTGGCTGCCCCGACCGTCCGACGAGGCTCCCAGCACCGTGCGGATGCGGTGGTTCATCCTGCTGCTCACCGGGGCGCTGGCGCTGCGCTACGCCTCCGGCGTCGCCAACCTCATCGTGACCGGCGGCCACCCGGCCGACAACACCCCGGGGCTGGTCGGCTCCGTGCTGGGCGTCGGCGTCCAGGTGGCTCTCCTCGTCCTGCTCCAGCTCGAAAAGCGCGACCAGCGCAGAAAGGCGGCCCGGCCATGACGCTCGGACTGGACTACAGCGGCGGCCGGCCCGGCGGCGCGGCGATCCGCTCCGCCGGCTACACCTTCGCGGTGCGGTACCTGGACAACGGGCTGGGGCCCGGCCGTGCCAACCTCACCTCGGCCGAGGTGTCCGATCTGCGCAACCACGGTGTGGACGTCGCCCTGGTCTGGGAGCGCAAGCTGGTCAGCGGGCCGGACCGCGCGACCCAGGGCCGGGCGGCCGGAGCGGCCGACGCCGCCGCGGCCACGCAGGCAGCGTCGGCCGTCGGTCTGTCGACGCTGCCCATCTACTTCGCCGTCGACTTCGACGCGCCCGACTACGCGCCCAACAGCCCTGACCCCGCGGCCAAGCTGGGGCCGATCGGGGAGTACTTCGGCGGGATCCGCTCGGTGCTGCCGATCGAGCGCGTGGGCGTCTACGGCGGCTACTGGCCAGTCAAGCGCGTGCTGGATGCGGGGCTGGCCTTGATCGCCTGGCAGACCGTGGCGTGGTCCGGCGGAAACGAGGACCCCCGGATCGCTCTGTTCCAACGGGCGCAGCAGGTCACCGTGGGCGGCGTGCTGTGCGACGTCAACGAAGCTCGACAAGTCCAGTTCGGCCAGAACGCCATACCGGCGCCGGCCCCGACTCCGGGAGACATCGTGTTCGAGTTCATCGCCAACACCGACAGCCCACTGGCCGACCCCACCAAGTCGCTGTCGGCCACCAACGGCTACGCCCAGGTCAAGCTGTTGCTGGGCGGGGGCCTTCTCGGTGCGGCCACCTGGAACGACGTCAAGGCCAAGGACAAGGCCTTCACCGGCGACGGGACCGGCTCGGTGCTGGGTGTCGGCGCGGGGCAGTACCAGGCCTACCTCGACACCGACACCGCTGTGCGTGCCGCGGTGGCCAACCTCGAAGCGCTGACCGGCGGCGGTTCCGGCGGCGGGGCGACGAAGGCGGAGGTGGCTGAGGTGGTGGCCGACGCCGTCAACGGCCTAAGCGCCGATATCGCGTTCCACGCCAAGGCCTGACCGGTGGCGCTCCCGGGCGATGTCGCCACCACCACGATCACCGGCACGGCGGTGCGGGCCGACGGCACCGCCGCGGTCGGGGCCGTGGTGTCCTTCGCCATGCCGACGTGGTTGGTCGACACCACCTCGCACGCGGCGATCATCCCCCGGGTGTTCACCGACGTGACCGACAGCGGCGGGACCTGGTCGATCGCCGTGATCGCCACCGACCAGGTCCAGATCAGCCCCCTGAACTGGGCGTACACCTTCACCGTCAACGACGGTGGGGTGATGTCGGACCCGGTCGCCGTCCAGGTGCCCAGCACGCCGGACCCGACCACCTTCGACGTCCTGGTGCCGACCGACGTCGTGGTCGGCACGCCGAACCTCTACGTGCCGCTGGCGACCAGGGGCGTGGCCGGCGGCGTGGCCAGTCTGGGCAACGACGGCCTGGTGCCCGCTGGCCAGTTGCCGGCCGGCGGCGGGGGCGGCGTGGCGTCGGTGACGGCTGGGGACGCCACGATCACCGTCGGCGGCACGGCCACCGCGCCCACCGTCAAGGTGGCCAGCACGGCTAGCCTGCTCAAGACCCAGCTGGCCGCCGCCGTGCAGACCTCGCTGTCGGCCGCTGACAGCGCTTACCAGAAGCCCGGCGGCGGCATCCCATCGACGGACATGGCCGCCGCGGTGCAGACCTCGCTGGGCAAGGCCGACACCGCGCTCCAGGCGGCGCCGGTGACGTCGGTGGCCAGCAAGACCGGAGCGGTGACGCTGGTCAAAGGTGACGTCGGCCTGGGCAGTGTCGACAACACCAGCGATGTCAACAAGCCAGTCAGCACCGCCCAGTCGACTGCCATCACGGCGAAGTACACCCTGCCGGGTGGCGGCGTGCCGAAGACCGACCTGGCCGCTGCTGTGCAGACCTCGCTGGGCAAGGCCGACACCGCGCTCCAGGTCGCGCCGACCGACCGGTGGCTGGCCCCGTTCAGCGCGCATTCGGCGGTCGTTCCGTTCACGTCGGTCAACGCGGTGTCGACGATCAACAACGAGGCCTGGTTCGGCAAGGTGGTCGTCCGGGCCGGGTCGCCGCTGGCGACAGCGATGGCCGTGCGCACGTCGACGGTCGCCACGCACAACACCACCGGCCTGAACGGGTTCGCCATCTGGGACGCCGCCGCGGCCAACCTGCTGTGGCAGAGCGCTTCCGACGATCTCATGTGGGAGTCCACCGGCGTGGTGTCGAAGGTCGTCACCGGCATCGCCACGCCCAGCGTGGACACCACGTTCTGGATCGCCGTGTCGTGCCGCGGCTACTCGGCGGCGGCGGAGTTCGGTTTCGTCAACCTCGCCAGCAAGGCCATCTTCGGCGACTTCTACGCCCGGTACAAGGGCGGCGGGTACACCACCTGGCCGGCGTCGTTCAACCCGGCGACCGACCTGACCACCGGCGGCAGCTTCGTGCTACCGGTCATGATCGGATGAGAGGATGATCATCATGGGAACAACGATCTTGCGCTACGCCAAGGCGGTCGTCGGCGGCCTGGCTGCCGGCGTTGCCGCGCTCACGCCGGCACTGGCCGACGGAACTGTCAGCGCCGGTGAATGGGTGACCATCGCCATCGCTGTGCTGGGCGGCGCCGGTCTCATCGCCGTCGTGCCGAACAAGGCCGCCGCCCCGCCGGTTGTCCCGTACACGCCGGTCATCCCGCCGCCGGCCGGGCCGCCGACCGTCAGCTGACCGAGAGAGCGAGGGGAGCACGGGGATGGCGACGTTTCCCGCTGTCGGCCTGGACGTCAAGTACGAGCTGGGCCTGGGTAACACCTGGGTCGACGTGACCGGCGACGTCTACCAGCGGGTGGACACCTCGATCAGTCGTGGCCAGGCCGATGAGTCGGGAAGCTCCATCCCCCAGCCTTCGCAGTGCTCTTTCCAGCTGGACAACCGCCTGGGCAACTACTCCAGCCGCAACCCGGTCGGCGCGTACTTCGGCCAGCTGGGGCGCAACACCCCGCTCCAGGTGTCCATCCGAACCGCTCAGGACGCCTTCGGTCGCACCGTCAGCAACGCCTGGGGAACGCTCGACTCCGGACAGACGTGGTTCTGCACGGGGTCGGCCGACACCGCCTCGACCGACTTCGGCGTCGGCAGCGGCGTGGCGACGGCGGCGGTGTCGGCGCGAACGGCCTTCCGGCAGTGCACGATCGACGGCCCCTACGCCGACGTGGACGTCGCCCTCACCTGGTCGATGTCGCTGGCGTCGGTCACCGGTGGACAGGTCGAGCCCTGCAACATCATCCTTCGGCGCAACCCCACCACCTTCAGTTACTACATGGTTCGGGTGATCGTCGCGGTGGGCGGCTCGATCCAACTGTCCTTTCAGGACTTCACCGGGGGATTCGCCAGCACGTCAGTGGCCTCCGGCCTGACCTACGCCGCCAGCACGAAGTACCGCGTCCGGGCCCGCGTCGAAGGTCGCACCTTCCACGCCAAGATCTGGTTGGCCAGCGCGGCCGAGCCCCTGGCGTGGCTCACCAGCGCCATTGACGCCGCGGCCCTCACGTCCGAGCTGTGTCAGCCCGGCGGCGTCGGTGTGCGGTCGGGGGTGTCGGGCAGCAACACCAACACGTTGCCCATCACCTTCACCTACGACGACTTCGAAGTGCGGTCGATGCGGTTCACCGGCGAGGTTCCGGAGTGGCCGGCCAGTCAGGACGTCACCAGTCGGGACCGCTACATCGACGTCACCGCCAGCGATCCACTCCGTCGCCTCAACGCCGGATCAGCTCCACTGCGGTCGCCGATGTTCCGTGGCACCATGGCCGCCACGCCGCCGCCGATCCACTACTGGCCGTGCGAAGACGGCAGGACCGCGATCAACGCCAGCAATGCGATCAATCCTCAGTATCAGTTCAACGTGAGTGAATCTCCGAACTGGGCCAGCTTCTCCGATTTCCAATGCTCCGCCCCGTTGCCGGCGTTGAACAACTCCGTGTGGAACGTGTGGCTCCCCGGCTACGCCACTACCGGCGCGGTGCAGTTGCGGTTCCTGATGAAGCTTCCCTCCGGGGAGATTCCCAACGCCACCGCCATCATGTCGTGGACGATGAACGGCACGCTCCCGTTCTGGCAGTTCGTCTACCGCACCTCCGGCAACCTGGAGCTGATCGGCTACAACCAGGCCGGTGTCGCGGTCGTCGACAACTTCACCGCGTTCGCCACCGACGACAAGATGTTGCGAGTGGACATCAACTTCACCCAGTCGGGCAGCGACATCGCATGGAAGTACTCGACCTTGGCCCCGGGCGCCGGTGCCGGCGCGTACCAGAGCGGCACGGCCACCGGCCAGACCGCGGGCACGATCACCTCGCTGACGCTCAACCCGACCGGCGTGATGAAGCAGAGCGTCATCGGCCACATCATGATCAACACTGCGGTGCTGGACCTGTTCGCCCAGTCCGATCAGCTCAAGGCCTACGCCGGCGAGGATGCGATCAACCGCATGCGTCGACTGTGCGCGGAGGAGAGCGTCGACCTGGGTCTGTTCGTCGGGAAGTTCAGCGACACGCTGGAACCGATGGGTCCGCAGACCGTCGACACCCTGCTCAACCTGTTGGGCCAGTGCGCCGACGTCGATATGGGCATGCTTGTCGGCGCCCGCACCTACCTCGGCCTGATCTTTGTCCGCCTGTCGTCGTTGCGGCACGCCGACGCCATGCTGTCGGCCAGCTACTCCGCCCATGAGCTCCAGCCGCCGTTCCGGCCGGTGGTCGACGATCAGCGCCTGCGCAACGACGTCACGGCCACCAGGACCAACGGTGGCAGCTTCCGGGTCACGCAGACCACCGGGGCGCTCTCGACCGCGACCGCGCCGGCCGGCGTCGGTACCTACGCCACCTCGAAGACGGTCAACCCCCAGCAGGACTACCAGCTGGGGTGGATCGCCAACTGGTTGCTGGCCAAGGGAACGCTGGACGTGGAGCGGTACCCGGCGCTGGTGTTCGCCCGCGAGTCCCCGGCCGTCGTCGCCAACGCCGCCCTGTCCCAGGGTCTACTCAACGTGGCCCCCGGTGACCGCGTCCAGCTGACCAGCCTGTCCAAGTTGGGGCTGTATGACACCGCCGACCAGACGGTCAACCAGGTCAGCGAGGTGATCAACCGATTCAAGCACCAGATCACCCTGGCCGCGGTGCCGGAGCGGATCTTCCACGCCGCCGTGCTGGACAACGCCGCACACCGGTTGGACTCCGACAGCTCGACCACGGCCGGCACGCTGACCACGACGGCGACCACCATGTCGGTGGCCACTGCGGCCACTCCACTGTGGACCACCAACGCCGCGCACTTCCCGTTCGACGTCATGGTCGCGGGGGAACGGATGACCGTCACCAACATCACCGGCTCCAGCTCGCCGCAGAGCTTCACCGTCACCCGCTCGGTCAACGGCGTGGTGAAGACCCACGTGGCCAATGAATCCGTCCGCCTGTCCGACCAGCGATACGTCCAGATCTAGGAGCACACCATGCCACTTCCCGCCGCGGGCGCTCCGATCACAGCGCAGATGCTGGCCACCCTGGTCAACGCGGAGTTGCAGACCCTGGGCGTGGCCCAGACCACGTCGACCATCACCATGACCACCACGCCACAGGACCTCACTGCTTCGACCGGCTTCACCACCACCTACGCCAACACGGTGATGATGTGCTGGGCGGTGTTCGACGTGGACGCCAGCCTGTCGGCCGCCAACACCTTCGTGGGCACGTTGGTGGTGGATGGGAGCACCGTCTCCGGCGGTGAGGCGCACCTGTTCGGCTCCGTGCGTGCCACGGTGACGCAGATGTGGATCGTCACCTTGGCCGCCTCCGGCGCGCACACGATCAAGTTGCAGGGCAAGCAGTCCGCCGGATCCGGCCAGCAGACCCAGGCCACTCACACCAAGGTGCACGCTCTGATCTTCGGACCGTGACATGCAACGACCCCCGATGCGATCGGGGGTCGTTGTCACTTCGTCAGCTTCTTGTTCAGCCAGCACACCCAGCAATTGCAGTCTTCGGTGTCCTTGTCGCAGCGCATGGTCACCTCCAGAAGTGCTCGGCGATCAAGGTCAGGAACACGCCAGCGGCGGCCGAGATCAGCAGCATGGCCACGCACCAGACGGCGAACTCCACCGTCCACAGTCTCTGCCTGGCCCGGTGGCGGCGTCGGGGCGACGATCGGAAGCGCATGGTGCCGCTCATCGTCCGCGCCAGGGAAGACGCCGCACGACCCAGGCGCCGGCCCCGATAGCGGCCATCACCACCGGGAGCGCCAGCAGCCCGACTGGAAAGACCCACTCGTAACCGTTCACTTCGACCACCGGATGGTCCAGACCGGTCCCAGGACGAAGTGTCGGTGGTCGGCGCAGCGGGTGAAGTCCAACCCCCAGCGCCGGACGAGGAAGACATCCCAGCGGTGACCGGTGTGCAGTAGCGTCATCGCGTCACCTGCGGCATCGGGATCGGTACCGTTTGGGCCGCTACTTCGGCCGCCTGCGGCCCGTTGACGGTCGTCGGGTCCCAGTACCCCGGAGACCCCTTGGCGACCAGCAGGAGGCCGCTCAGGGCGCAGACCAGGACGATCAGCGCCAGACCGGCGACTGGTCGCGTATACGGCTCCCCGCAGTCGCCCGGGCAGTTCGGGTTTCCGCAGATGGAGCAGACGATGCCCTTCATCACCGCCCCCTCCATGCGTCGCGAATGGTCGAGTCCTCATCCAGATCCACCGTGGTCAGCGCGTCGTGCGCCTCGGAGGTGAGCGGCGTGCGCCGCACCCAGACGGTGCAGTCGCGTCCCTGGGCGGTCAGCATGTCGACGTGCACATCGACTTCGTCCAGGTCGGCCAGCTGGATAAAGCCGCCGCTGGCATCGTCGGTGACCAGCGCTTGGGTGGTCGGCAGCACGCGCGGTTGGGCGGTCATCGCTCAGCCCTCCCTGGTGCTCATCAGCGACGCCGGCGTGGTGACCGGCAACCGGACCGAGGTGGTCGGGGCGCTGCCGCCGGTCACGATCAGCACGACGCCCAGCGCCACCAGGATGATGGCCAGCACGGCGAACAGGTAGTCCCCCGGCTTGGGGTCGTCCAGGATCTCGTCCATGATCAGTTCCTCGTCTCTGCGATGAAGTCGGCGATGGCGGAGTCCACAGCCCCCTGCGCTTTCCTGAGGTCCTTCGCCGCCTGGACGTAGCACTGTCTGGTCAGGTCCCGCATGGCGTCGGCCAGATCGGCGGGCGGGACCGGCCTCGACCTCACCTTGCCGGTGACCGGGTCGATCCATCCGGCCTGCACCGCCAGCATGACCATGTGGGCGGAGTTGTCGGCGCCCAGCTTGACGAACATCGCCCGCAGGCGGGTCTTGACGATGTACTCATTCTCGAGTCGGAGCGCCGTGGCCACCTGGCCGACGGTGGCCCCGCTGGCCACCCAGTAGAGGATGTTCCGCTCCAGGTCGGTCAACGGGGCCCCGGCGAAGTTCGAGCGGCTCACTCGTCGTCGTCCGAGTTCTCGTTGCGCCACTGCTCGTGCAGTCGCCCCATCGCCTCGTCGTCGGCGGCGATGCGGTACATCCCCCGGGCGACGCGCGCCTTGCTGACGGCCTCCGTCGGCCGGCCGACGGCCTTGTCCTTGGCGCTGCCGTCGGAGTTGGTGTTGTCCCTCGCCATGATCGTGTTCCCCTCGATCGAGTGTCAGTCTGCCTTGCGTATCGCCCGGGTGCGCCCGAACGTTTCATCGGCCCGGCGCAGCGCCTCGGCCTCCGCCGCCTCGAACCGGTTGCTGCTCTCCCTGCCGGCCACGATGCGCTTGACGGCGTCGGCGCGGCGGGTGGTGACGCGGTCGGCGCTGTCGGTCCTGATCAGCGCGTGCTTCGGCTGTTTCACGTGGCCCTGAAGGATTCGAACCTTCTCGCCCCAGAGTCGCCTGAAGCTTTGCCGTGCGATGGCCTGTCGCGGGCCTTGCGTCGCCCCGCTCCCGACTCCCAGCAGGAGCGGGGCGACTTCTCGTCAGGGCTGCCCACCTGACGTCCTTCGCTCGCGACGAAGGGAATGGTTGCCGGAACGCGAGGGGTGCTCGTCGTTGTCCCTACCCCCGTTCCGGCGGTCTCAGTCAGACGCTCCGCAACAAGGGCAGGTGCTGCCCCCGCACGTGCATCCGCAGTTCAGGCAACCGCCACCGTGGCCACAGCCACAGGGGCAACCCTTCTTCTTGCTCACGCCAGGAACTCCTTGGCCTTCACGTTGCCGCCCCGGATCCAGTCCAGCGTCAGCGCGGTCTCCTCCGGCGACAGGTCGTCGATGAGGGTCCAGAACAGCTTCGCCCTGTCGAGCACGTCCTTGCCGGGGTTGGTGGCCATGAACGCCTCCACCTTCTGCCAGGTGGTGAGGGTCTCCCTGGCCTGCTTGCCCTGGGGCTCGCGGACGATCCGGCCGCGGATGATGTTGTTGCGACCGAACTTGTTGAGCAGACCGGCGTTGTAGACCTTCCACTCCTTGAGCAGGAGGATCGGCTCCCCCACCTCCACTGGCGCGGCGTCCAGGGCGGCATCCTCACGCCGGTCGGTCGTCCAGATCGTGTCGCCGGTGAACACCACCAGGTGGCAGTAGAAGACCTTCTGGAGGTCCTTGGGGGTGTTGGTGGAGAAGGGGTTCTCCTCCATCTTCTCCGAGATCTTGCGCAGCGCCACCACGCGGCCGACCAGGTCCTGCGGGCGGGGGAACGCGCCGCCGCCGACGGTGGCCGGCGCGGCGAACGGGTCGGCCATGTCGCCGCCGGGCGCTCCGAAGGGGTTGGCCGAGTCGACCGAGGGGGCGGCGACCGGGACGGACTGGCCCGGGGCCGCGGTGTCGAACGGGTTGTCACTCATCTGGTGTCGCTCGCTTCCTGTTGCCTGACCGCATCAGCGCGGCCCTGTGGCGTCATGAGAGGTTCAGTCTTCGGGTCGTGAGTAACCTTGTCAAGAGGTGACGCCGTACGCCCCGAACGGCAGCGTCGGCGACTTCGGCCGACTGTCGCCCGGGGACGCCGTCGCCCATCGGGCGAGGCTGTACATCGCCAACTCCTCGTCACCGTGCCAGTCGTCCAGCCGGCGGTAGGCGATGACCTTCTCCGACCGCACGGCCAGCACGGTGACCGACCGGGACTTGCCCTCCGGGCCGTAGCCGCGGACGAACTCGACCATGCCGAAACTGGCGCCGGTCAAGAACGACGGCGCGCCGCCCGTGCAGTAGTCGGCGACGAAGTTGTGCACGACGCCGTTGGTCAGTTCCACCTGCCACACGCCGGTTAGGGGAGCCTTCGGCGGCAGCGTCTCCGCGGCCTCCAGCTGGTCCAGCAGGTGCTCCACCTTCTCGCGGAGGTTGTCGATCGCCTTGTCCCGAAGCGAGGGGCGCGAGACTGTCTCTACCTCGTTGATGGCCTTGACGTAGTGATCCCGGCGCAGTTGGGCCGCGGCCTTGTAGCTCTCGTCGGCCATGGTCATTGCCCCCTGCGGAGCGCGCCGCCGACGGGCAGGAATGGCATCGCCAGTAGCGCCACCGCGGCCAGCACGCCGACGCCCAGCTGTATGGCGCAGGAACGCCCGGCCGGGTTGCGACCGCCCCCGGAGCCGTCCTGGAGCCGCATCGGGTCCGGCCGCTCGGCGTGGCCGGCGTCGGCGAACCGGTCGCCCAGGGTGCCGCCGTGCCACTGGGGGCTGTCCCGGTTGTCTTCTCGACTCATCACTTGGTCCTTTCCGACCACGCCTGGGCGTTGCCGTCCTCACGGCCCGACGGGCGGTGTCGATACGGGCAGTCGGCGTCGAAGCAATCGCCGCTGCTATTGGCGGGATGCCCGTTGGGGCAAGTGTTCTTCGGCATGGTCAACTCCAGCTGTCGCCGTTGACATCGGTGTGCGCGCCGCTGTGCCCCCGGGGGCGACAGCAGGGCCCACCGTTCGGGCCGACGTCGCCGCAGTCCGGCTCCAGCACGGGGTGTTGGACCTTGTTCTTCGGCATGGCCACCTTTCTGATCAGAGCGCGTCCGGGTGGGCGCACGTGCAGTCCTGGCCGTGCATCCGGTCGTCGTCCAGGCTGTCGCCCAGCTCCACCGTGACGTCCACCGACGAGTCGAGGTCGCGGATCACCTCGGGAACGCAAACCACACAACAGTCGATCGTCGTGGCCACGCCGTTGTTCTCGCCATAGACCGTGGCGTCGACGTACCGCCCCTCGACCTGGCAGACCTCGCAGGGTTCGCCCTGGTTGTCGACCCGCTCCACCATGCGGGTGGCAACCGAGTAGCCCGCCTGGGCGAAAACGTCGGTGATCGTGCTGGTCATCATGGCCTCCGTGGCGGCTGGGCTGCTGTTGTGAGAACAGTTAATCACGCGTGATGAAGAGTGTCAAGCGTTGGTCGGGACCAACTCCTCCCAGCGCTTTTTGCCCAACTGGAGCAGGTGCACGGGCACCTTCGCGACGCCCCAGACCCTGGCCATGTCCTGCATGATCTTCGTCAGGTCCGCCCGGACGTCGGCCTCGTTCAGCCGCCGGGCGAAGTTCTCCTCGTCAGTGACGCCGGTCTCCAGCGGCGCCAGCGTGCCCCACTTCTCGCCCTCCTTGCGCAGTCCCCGGACGAGGTGGATGAGGTCGACCGCGCGCCACCCCTTGGCGATGTCGACGGCGTAGACGTCCACGGCGTCGAGGTCGTCGCCCGGGTGCTGGACCGGCATCCACGTGACGTAGGCGACGTCCTTGTCCACCTTCGGCATCGACACGTACCGGCACTGATCCTCGTCCCACATGGCGTCCGCGTTGGCGTAGATGGCCAGCTGGGCCGCGATCTCCCACCAGGTGTAGAACGTCTTCTGGGTCTTCAGGTCGGTGATGTGCAGGACATCGTCGAAGGTGCCCTTGCCGGCCGCCTTCTTGTTGGCGATGCGGTCGAAGGTGCCGGCCACCTGGTAGCGCTCGCAGACCACGCGCCGCTCCATCCACAGTGGATTGAACGTGAAGCCGCGGTCGGCCATGGCCGCCTCGTAGTTGCGCAGCTTGGCGTCCCACTTCGGCCGCAGGCCCGGCGCCTGCCCGCGGTCGAGCCGCTCCGTAGCCGAGTGGAAGGCGGCGCCCACCTCGCTGCCGGCGTAGCCGCGGCTCGACTTGGCCGCCTCCAGCACGTCCAGGGCGAGCTTGTTCAGGGCGTCCTTGTCGTCGACGTCGGTGGCGCAGACCAGATCGTAGAGGTCCTCCCGCTTGGCCAGGCCGATCATGATCTCCCGCTGGTGGTAGCGGTCGATCAGGAACATGTCCGAGACGGTCTTCACCAGCGTGGTGGCACGGGTCCAGCGCTGCCGCTTGGCGGTCGGGTCGCCCACCGGCGGCAGCCAGTAGGAGCCGTTCTTGATGATGTCCGGCGTCGGCTCGGCCGGCGCGGCGAACGGGTCGGTGAGTAGGTCCTTGGCCATCAGTCTTCATCTCCGTGACCATCGCGGTAGTCGCGCGGGTCGTGGTCGCTGGGGTTGAGGTCGGTCATGTCCTCGTCGACGAACTCCCCATCCAGGGCGTCCATCAGCGCCCGGACGGTATTGGACTGGTTGTCGGTGGTGAGCCCCAGTTGGCCGGACTCGCGGGCCCGGTTGAGCACCCCGGCGATCAGCCGACGCCGGCGCTCCTGGTCGGTCTCCGGCGGGAGTGGCGGCGAGAAGGAGACCGTCCGCATGGTGACGGTGGCGTCCCCGCCGAACGGATCGCCGTTGGCGGGCAGCACGATCGCCCAGTCGTGCTCACTCACTGCGGCGCCGTGCTTGAGCACGATCGTCACCAGCACCTGAGCGCCGTGCAGCGCGGGCGGCAACTTGCCCGTCCACACGTGCTCACCGTAGTTCTTTCCGCCCCAGTTCTGTGGCGCTTCCATAGTTCCCCTCACCTTCCCATGATCCTGTTGACGAACGTGTCGACGGTCGGCGACGCTTTGGCGCTGTCGATCAGCTCCGACAGTTCGCCGGCCGTCATGCCCGCTTCCGCCGCGATGCCGAAGCGGGCGGCCAGTCTGACTTGCGTGGACGACGGGATGTCGTTGCGCCACGACGACTTCTTGGACGTGAACGACCGGGCGTTGCCCTCCCGGGTGCCGGTCGAGAGGGCGTCCACATGCGACTCCGCCCAGGAGGCGGCGTAACCCAGGTCGGCCCCCCGCTCCAGGAACGCCCCGTACCTGCCGCCCACCGGCCGGTCGCTGGCCGCCCAGGCCACATCCCAGGTGCCCGGAAGGGCGTCGGGGGCGGTGCTGGGCACCAGGAAGACGTAACGGTCGGACATCGCCAGGAAGCGGGTGCCGCCCCGGGTCGTCGCCCACACCCGCCGGGCGTCGCGACCCAGCGGGTCGAAGATCCGGGCCACCGTCTCGCCCTGGTACAGCATGATCTCGTCACGGTCGTCCAGCTCCTTGGCCGTGCGCTCCGTGGCCTCGCGGAGCGACTCACCCTCTTTGATCGTCACCGGCTTGTCGGCGAGGTCGACCAGGCTGGCCAGGTTGTGCTGATACGACGCGCCCACCACGTCCAGGATGAGCGCCTGGGTCTGACCGGGGAACGGGCGCAGCACCCGGCCGACCATCTGCTGGTAGAGCGGAGCGGACTCGGTCGGCCGGGCGATGACGCACACCCGGGCCCGCGGCCAGTCGAACCCCTCGGTCAGCACCATGCAGTTGGAGAGCACCTGGACCTTGCCCTCGTCGGCGCGGCGAAGGATGTCCCGGCGCTGGTCCACCGGCATCGCGCCGTGCACGACCTCCGCCCGCAGCCCGTGGTCGTTCATCGCCTCGGCCCCGACCATGGCCGCCTCCACCGTCGGCCAGAAGGCGACGCCGGCGTCCTCCGGCGCGTGCTCCAGGTAGGCCTTCGCCACCACCTCCGGCGCCAGGCTGCCGATCATCGCCCGCCCCAGGTCGCCGTCCTGGTAGTCGCCGCGGCTCTTGCGCACCTCGCCCAGCCGGAGGTCGGGCACCTCGATCCGCTTGCCGACCGGGTCCAGCAGGTAGCCCTGTCGCACCAGGCCGAGGATGGTCTCCACGACGTCGGCGGTCTCCCACACGGTCCCCAGCTGTTGGCGGTCCGAGCGGGCCAGGGTGGCGGTCACGCCGACGGTGCGGACGTCGGCGGTGCCGTCGAACGCCCCGAAGTGCTCCAGGATCGTCCTGTACGTCTTCGCGGTGGCGTGGTGGCACTCGTCCACCACGACCAGGCCGACGTCCCGCAGAGCGGCCAACCGGGCCGGGGAACGCAGACTCTGGACGGAGGCGACCACCACTCGGGCCCAGGTGTCGTTGCGTTCCGCCTTGACGATGCCCACCGGCAGGTGCGGCGCGATGGACTTGATCTTCTTGGCCGCCTGGGTGACCAGTTCGTCGCGGTGGGCCAGGATGAGCGCCCGCTTGCGGGGATGGTCGTCCAGGAAGCCCGCGGCGATGTGGCCGAACATCACCGTCTTGCCACCGCCGGTGGGCAGCACCAGGGCCGGCCGGCGCGTGCCGGCCTCCCACCGATCGTGCAGGGTGTCGATGCCCTTGGACTGGTACTCCCGCAGGGGGAGGACCTGAGCCTCCTCGGTCATTCGATCCCTGCCGATCCCAGCGCGGTGCGCAGACGGGACACGCTGACCGTCTGGCGGTCGTTGCCGTTGGAGGCCACCGCCACGGAGTCGATCGCCTCCATGATCGTCTCCAGCGAGAACAGGGCGCGGTCGTTCGCCACCTCGTCGGAGATCTCGTCCAACAAGTCGCCGAACTGGACGTGATGGCCCATGTCGTCGGTCGTCCACCGGCGGGAGTGCCGCTCGACCTGCTCCGTCCACCACATGGTCATCCCCTTTGCACGTCTGCCGTGAAGCCGTTGTCGGCGGGGCTGAGTCGCATCTCTCCGCTCAGCCGCCACCCGTCGGAGGCGATGGCCGCTGATGTCCCGCGCCGGGTCACACCCGACCAAGTTCCGCCATGTCGGCCGTCGTCGATGGTGATGGTGGCCGACCCGTTGCCCAGGTCGACCACCACCGTGCCGCGCTTAACCATCAGCGGATGTTCTTCTCGACCACGAAGTCGCGGACGGCCTCCTGGCGACCGACCTGGCCCTTGGCGGTGCTGCCGACCTGCGATTCCACGCTCTTCGGCAGGGCCACCGTGCGACCGGTGTGGGTGTTGACGACCTTCTGGCCGTCATCGCTGGCCGCGTACCGCTTCGACTTCGCCATCTCGTTCTCCCTCGCTCCGTTGTGGGACCAGTTTGACACATGGTTATTAACGAAGTCAAGTCGGACCTGTTTGCCAATGTCAGGACGCTTTCGTGTGGCCCCAGTGCCAGCCGCTGCCGGAGGCGCAGAGGTAGACGTTGGCGGTCCAGCCCGGCGGCGGCGACCAGTTCGGCCGCGCCTCGATCTCCTTCATTCGGGCACGGGCGGCGGCCCGGGTCGGCCAGGTGGCCTTGCGGCAGGCGGCGCAGACGACCGCCTTCGGTTGCTTGGCCTGTCGGGCCCGGAACATCTCCGCCCGCCGCCGCCCGTGGCCGCTGTGCGAGCCACGCCGCGTCTTGCGGCGTGGCCGGCCGGTCACCGCCCGCTCCACAGGCCGACGTCGTGCAGGAGCTGGGCGGCCGCGGTGAGCACCCCCGGCCGGCGCCGGATCGGCATGTCGGGGGCGACCGAGAAGGTCAGCGGCCGGCCGTCGTCGATGGCGGTCAGCCGGACGTGCGAGACGTCAGGGTCGAACCCCTCGAAACGCCAACAGGAGTTGTCCGGGGCGATGATCTCGTCACCCTCGTTCACCCGACCCCAGATGGTCTCCTCCGGGGCGTCCAGCGCCTGGATCACCACCAGATCGGCGGTCTGCACGTACGACGAGTCAAGAGAGTCGTACGCGTCGGCGTGGTTGCCGAATTCCTTCACTGTCGTCTTGGCGCTGTGTCGATGGTGGACGGTCACTCTAACGGTCACGGCGCCTCGATCCCAAAGCATGCGGCCACCGCGCGCACTGTGGCGCACGGCCAGTACGCCACGCGGTCGTTCCCGTCACACTCCTGACATCTGCCCATTCCGTCGAAGCTGTGCGCCTCCAGCACGGCGTAAGCTACGTTGATGTCGTTGCCTTCGATGGCCGGGCCGTCGGCGTTGCGGGCCAAGGTGGCAGCGAAGTCCCACAGGCTGGTGGCCTTGTATTCGGTCATGACTCCCCCGCTTTCCGATCTTCGCCTCGTTCATCTTCGCACTCCGAGCACTCCTCGCGATTCGGCTCCGCGACGCGGTTGTGCACGTGGCACCAATTCGCAGGCTCCATCAGTGCGGCGATGTGAACTGGCGGCACATATGTGTCGGGGTAGTCGCTCTCGCCGTCGTCGATCACCACTTCGCCGCCGTGCGTGAACTCCATCTCGTCGATGCCGGGCACCTCCGGCGGTGGTTCCCGGTCTGGGTAGCCCAGCGCCCACTCCGCCTGGGCCGCCTCGATCGCCCGTCGCACCCGGTCGGCTCCTGGGTCGGCCAGCGGCACGTCGGACGGCAACATCGACGCCGGTCCGATGATCACCTTCGGCGGAGCCCCGCTCTTGCCGGCCTCGCTGGCCAGATAGGCCAACGGTGACCGCGCCAGGTAGCGCGCCAGCTGGGCGTCGCGGTCGTGCCGGTCGATCACCTCGCCCAGGAAGGTCCCCGACTCCGCCTGCTGCCTGCTCAGGTCGACGACGGTCGCCGTCACCGCCTCGTTCAGCTCCTCCGGGCTGCGCTGACTGACGCCGTCCACCGTGCGGTAGACCTTGTCGTCGCCCTGGCGCGCCTTGATCACCCGCTTGTCCTCGGCGAAGTGGTAGTCGTCGCTGAACGACACGGTGATGTCGTCGCCGTCGCCCCAGAGGACGGCCGCCTCCACTCGCGCGTCCACTTCGGATACCAGCCGTTCGGCGACGTCGTACACCTCGTCCAGGGTCGGCTCCGGCCAAGTGGCCTCCGCGCCCTCGCGGCGCAACTGCTCCGTGGCGGCCATCAACCAGTCGGCCTCCTGCGCCCGCAGGCAGTCCGGGCAGTCCACCGGCGCGTCCACGCCGTGCGGCCACAGGTCGTGCTCTCCGGGCCCCTCGGCCTTGCACGCGATGACGTGGCCGGCGCCGTTGAAGGCGGCCATGTGCACGGCGTCGTCGCCGTCGAACCGGAAGTTGGTGTAGCCCAACGTCGGATGCGTCATGACCATTACCTCCGCTGACCAGATCTGTTGGTGATGAAGTGTGGGCCGTCGTGACTTTGCTTGTCTTCGCAGCGAAGAGGAGAGCCCCAGGGTGACACAGTGTGAGTGCTGCACCGTTCCGGCTCTGGAACGGCAGCGCTCTCTTCGGTCGACTGGCGTCGTGCTCTGGCCTCCTGCCACACCTTGTCGCACAGGGACGCGTACTCCTGGACGATGCCGTTGCCGATGGCGTTGTGCCGTGCCGCCTCGGCGGCCAGCGCGAGGGCGACCAACTCCAGCTCCTCGTTGGTCAGCGTCAGGAACGGTCGGCGTTCGATGATCTGGCACAGGGCCCGGGTCGACTCGCTCATGCCCACCACGTCCTTGCGATGCGTGGGCCGTTGAAGTGCTTGCCCTGGTGGCCGTTCGCGCCTTGGCAGCGCACCGGTGTGCGCATCAACGTCGTCAGGCCCTCGGACTCACAGCGCTCCGCGGCAATGGCGTTGTCCGCGTAGCTGCCGTCGCTCATGGCCAGCCGGGGGGTCTTGCCCGTCGCCTGGTCGTTGGCCGCGGCATTCACGATGGCGATGTCGGCGGCGATGACGAACGGGTAGGACCGTCGGAAGTCAGCGAGGTCGCTGGCCGAACCCGGCACGCGGCTGGCCAGCCGCTGGCACAACCACAGGACGTGGTCCTTCAGCGCCCGGGTGTGCAACTCGTCCAGTGCCCCGGACAGCGTCGTCGACCAGACGGCCATGCTGACCTGGCTGTTCCACCACAACCGCTCGATGGTGGGCAGCACGTCGCGCACCATGAGCCGGTGACGCATCTCCGCGACCAGTCTGCCCAAGGTGCGGTCGTCCAGGTCGGACAGCTCCGGCACGGCCACGCCGACCAGGGGATTGGCGGCGAAACCCGGCGGCCGGAAGGCGAACGTCTTCACGGTGAGCTCCCTCGCTCGTAGGGTGGGGATGGGCCCCACTGTAGGCACACGGTTATTGACGGGTCAATACCCAGTCCGTAGGGTGATCCCGAAACCCGCTGTGACCTGGAGGTTCGATATGCCGGCATCCCAGTACGGAGAGCCGAAGTTCCCCGTTCGGCTCAGCTACGCCACCAGCGCCGACCAGGAGACCAAGCTCCGGACGCTGGCCGGCACCGAGGAGTTCGAGTCCCTGGGCGACTGCATCCGCACCCTGTTGGAGGAGGCGCTGACCATGCGCGAGGAGATCACGAAGGCCGACGAGGAATATGCGGCGACCGAGGAGGGGTCGGAGGTCTGCGAGGTGGTGACCACCCCCGAGGGCACCGCTCTGGTGCGCGGGGCCCGCTCGCTGGGGGGCGTCCCCGTCGGCATCGCCCGGGTTGGCGACAACCTGACGGCCGAGCGCCGGCCGGCCATGTCGCGGGCCCAGCTCATCGCCCAGGAGCGAGGTGAGCAGGAGTGAGCGCCGGTCCCGTGCGAACGCTGCCCTGTGACGCCTGCGATGACGGCCGGCGCGGACCAGGGCACATCGTGTGTCGACGTTGCTGGTACCGCGTGCCCAAGGATCTGCGCAACGACGTATGGAACACCGTGGGCCAGCGGGTCGCTCACCTTGACGCCGTGCAGGACGTGATGGAGTGGCTGGTGGCCCACCCATTGGAGCGAGGTGAGTAGCCGCCTGCACCACTCGTCACGGCCAGGGCTGTACCCCGCGTGCGGCGGCGGCTCCATCCTGTGGGGTCCGCCCCCGACGACGAACGTGCCGGACAGGGTGACCTGCCGCGCCTGCAAACGCACGCACGCCTTCCACACGGCCGCGCCCGTGACGCAGGATGGCCTCCGAACGTGACAATGCCCCGGCCGTCGGGGGCGTGACCGGGGCATTGTCGGAGGGGCGAACCAGTCATGGAGTGGATCATGAAAGGTCACAACTTGAACACGAAGGACGGTAACGGCCAGACGGCCGACGCGCAACCGGACCCGTTGCCCGCGGTCGCCCTCCTTGATCACCCATCGCTGCTGCGCAAGCGGGACTACGAGCTGGCGGAGATCGAGACGATCTGGGGCAACGGCCTGGTTGTGGCACAGGTCTACGTGATCGATCACGTAGACGACCCGTGGGGTCTGCGACTGTTGGTGGTGGACGAGAAACGGGCGCACGCCCTGGTCTACGTGGACGACGACTGGCAGCACTGCGTGCGGGTGGGCGACCTGATCGCCTTCCGGGTGTGGCACCAGCCGTTCGGGCAGATGGCGCTCATCGCCGACTACCGCCGGACGGCCGTCGCGTGACGGCCCTGGCGACCTCTCCGGCCGACCGCTGCCTGTCGACGGCGCTGGAGTTGGCAGCGGCGGGCTACGCCCTGGTGCCGGTGGTGCTGGAGCTCCGGCCCGACGGCGACAAGCGCTGCACCTTCCCGTACGACGACAACGGCAATCGGCTGCGTCCCAGCGCTGACGCCGACCAGATCCGGGCCTGGTGGGTGGACGACCCGCGTCGGTCCTTCGCCGTCGACGTGCACACCAGCGGCGTCGAGGTGGTGGACCTGGACGTCGGCCCGGGCGGCGACGCGGTCGGGGAGCGCAGCTGGGGCGACCTCCCGCGCGGCGCGATGCGGGTGCGCACCCGGTCGGGCGGCTGGCAGTTCTATTTCCGCCGTCGGCCCGACGGCGTGGCGCTGGGCAACTCCGCCGGGCGCATGCCCAAGGTGGACACGCGCGGGGCCGTCAACGACATGGCCTTCGCGCCGGGCGCGTGGCTGATCAACGCCCCGGAGCAGGTCTACGCTGTGGCCGGCGCCATCGTCTCGCCGGAGCATCTGGCCCCGGTGCCTGACATCGTGGTGGACGCGGTGGGCATCCCGGTCGAGAAGCGGGAGGCCGCCACGGCGTCGACCGGCGACGTGTTCGCCTCGCCGTCGGAGCACAGCGGCGTGTTCACCCCGGACCAGGCGCTGGTCTACTGCCGGCACGTGGTCGCCCGGCTGGCCGCCTGCGCCCCCGACGGGAAGTACACCGCCTTGATCGCCGCGGCCCGGTCGCTGGGCAAGTTCGACCACCTGGGCGTCAAGGAGTGGCTGTGGGAGCGGTGCCGTGAGGCGCTGGCCACCTCCGCGGTGCCGGTGAAGGACTGGTCGCACGCCCGCAAGGGGTTCGACGACTCCTGGGCCAACGCGATCAAGGCGGGCGATCGGGCGCAGGTGGTGGACGCGCGCTCCAACCCGTTCGACCCGCCGTCCCATGATCCGTCCCACTCCGGTCCCACGCAGGTCGGCGCCAGTTTGCTGGTGGACCTGACCCCGTACTTGGACGACGACTACGAGCCGGAGACGGCCGGTGTCGGGCTGGAGCGCGACGACGGACCGCGGCTGTTGTACGCCGGCAAGTGGTCGACGTTGATCGGCGAGACGGGCATCGGCAAGAGTTGGCTGGCGCTATGGCACTGCGTGGAGGAGATGCGTCGCGGCAACATCGTGCTCTACGCGCACTTCGAGGAGGCCACGCCCCGTTCGACGGTGCTGCGCCTGCGCCAGTTGGGCATGACGCCCCAGGAGATAACGGCCCGGTTCCGGTGGCTGGACGGGGCGCAGCGGCCGTCGGGGGCAGCGCTGGCCGCCATGCTGGCGGAGATGCCGGACGCGCCCACCCTGGCCGTCCTGGACGGTGTCAATGCCGCTTGCGGCGCCTACGATTGGGATCCGCTGGCCGTCGATGGCGTCAACGCCTACCGGCGCACCCTGGTCGCCCCGCTGACGGCGGTCGGCGTCGCCGTGCTGTCGGTGGGCCACCCGCCCAAGGCGCGCGCCGCTCAAGGTGAGAGACACGGCTACGGGTCGTCGGCGTGGCTGGACCTGGTCGACGGCGTCGGCTTCCGGGTGCGGCAGAGCACCCGGCCGATCCGGCCCGGCATGGACGGTTACATCACCCTGTTCAGCGTCAAGGACCGGGCCGGCGGGGTGGAGCGGCACGGGCGGCCGGAGCCTGGCGACGAGGGCGTGTGGACCTACCTGGGCGCCTTCCACGTCATGCCGCCCCAGTCGGAGCTGGGCAACGTGTGGTGTCGCCTGTCCAGCCCGGCCGCCCTCGATCAGGAGGCAGAGGCCGGCGACGAGTTGGAGTTGACCGATGACGTGCGCCGCTTCCGGTGGCTGGCACGCCAGGGCGTGAAGGTCACCGCGGGGATCAAGACCATCGCCCGGTCGTTGCGTGAGGCACCCAAGGGCAGCGTGGGGCCGACCAACAGTCAGGCCATCGACGAACTGCTCCGTCGTCGCTACGCCCAGTGGTGGACCGATTGCGGGGAGGAGTGGTTGGCGACCCTGGGGGAGACGGAGGTTTCAAGATCCGTCCCACGGCCGTCCCACTTGAGTGGGACGTGGGACGAGAGTGGGACGAAGATCAATGGGACGGAAGAAACGCCCTGCTCAGACGATCCTTTTTGCCGTCCCACTTGAGTGGGACGGATCATGGGACGGATGGGACGGCGGCCCACGTCCCACGCCCCCTCTTTAGAGGGGCGTGGGCCGCCCCGTGGGACGCATAGTGAAACGTGCATATGAGAGGAGATAGTTGAATGAGCAACTACAAGGACTGGACGGCCGGCAGGCACTGGCACGAGGCCATGGCGTTGCTAGAGCGGGCGGATGAATCCGGCAGTATCGACGACAAGGAGCTGGCGGTGGAGCGGGCTGTTGCCCACCTCGCCGTCGCCCGGCTGCTACTGGCCCACCCGCCGGTCGACGTGCTGGACGCCTACCCCGTGGAGCGGGACGTGGAGCCGCCCAAGGACTGGCGAGACTCCTGACCAGCGGGGCTTGACAGGGTTAATAACAACCTGGAGGATGGCGACATGGACCCGATCGGCACGCTTTTCACCGCCCTGTTGGGCGTGGCGATGGTCGGCGGCTGGATCGGGCTGACGCGCCACGGGCCGGCCGCCGACCACCGCCACGAGCCCACCTCGCGGCCGACCCCGCCCCAGGTCAACGCCTGGACCGGCAAGCCGGTCACACGGCACCTGCCGCGGATCTCCCGGCGCGGCCTGGGGTCGCGCCTCGCCCAGACCCCGGCGCGGGGCCGGCGCTGGTCGGCCTTCGTCTACCCCGGCATGTGGGCGCGGGTGACGAGGCGATGACCGGCGGCCCGGTCGTCTGGCCACTGGTGTTGGTCTGGTTGGACGACGACGACCCGATGTGGATGGAAGGTCCCTGGCGGGTGCTGCGCAGGGCCGCATTGGCCTCTGGCTGGTCCGTGTGCGGACTTTTCAGCCGGGGGAATACCCTGACCGCCACTGGGGGGGTTGGGGGGCTCACAGACGCTCTCAGCCTTCGGATGCGACGGCGGCGCAACGAGGTGGGCGACTTCGACCGCGCGGTCGCCCTGTGGGTCAGGACCACCTGGCCGACGATGGGCCGGGCGGCCGCGCGGCAGGCGGACAGCGACCGCACGGAGGGGCGCCGGGACAGCACCGGCAAGACCTGGCTGTGGCACCCGCCCATGACGCCGCCCGACGGCGGCGTGCCGGTCGGCAAGTGGTCGTTCGACCAGGGGTGGACGTGGACGTCCGGCGGTCCTGTGCGGCGGGTCGCCGCGGCGGGGGTGAGAGAGTGGGTCATCCGATGATTCGAGGGGAACTGAAGCGATGAAACTGACGATCAACGATCACGTGGTGGACGTGGCGTTCAACCCGGCCGGCCGCAACGACGGACGGCCGGACGCGGGGGCGAGCTACACGGCCAGCCTGCGGGTGGACTCCACCGACGGCAGCGCCAAGCTGACCGTGGGCACCGACTTCACGCCGCCGGCCGTGCTGGCCGCGCTGCCGGAGTGGTCCACCTCGCTGGCCTTCTCCGTGCTGGTGGAACTGGGGTTCTACGGGCCGGCCAACGATCGGTGGATGGTCGCCCGGGAGGGCGTCTACGCCTTCGTCGACGGTGTGACCTACGTGGAGCCGTCCCCGGACGACCTGGAGTTCATGGCGTCGTTCGGCTTCACGCCCGGCGTCCGGTTCAACCTGGCGCTGCCGATGCTCCGGGCCCAGCGGGCGCAGTGGCTGACCGCGATACACAACGCCGGCGACCCGGACCTGGTCGTCGTGCTCACGCCGGACAGCAACCTGATCGTCGACGAGGTGGACGGGGCGGGGGAGGTCGACGGCGGTGTCAAGCTGACGTTGGACGTTGCGCTCACCACGATGGCCGGTGTGGACAACTCCGGCAACGCGTTGGAGTTCGCGATGGCGGAGGAGGCCGCGGAGTGCCCGGAGGTGGGCGGCGCCGGCGTGCCGATGGAGTCGGCGGCCGCTCCGGCCACGCCGCTGCCAGAGTCGAAGCGTCGTCGCCGCACCGCGGCCAAGCCGGTCGGCAAGGTGGAGATCGTCTCGCAGGCGCTGGGCGAGGCGACGGAGGAGTCCTTCGTGGACCCGGCCATCGTCGACGTGCTCGACACGCTGAACCAGGCGGCCGCTCCGGCTGACGACGAGGTCAACCCGTTCGCGATCGAGGGCCTGTGAGCACCCGAACGAAGAGCAACGGCGCGTCCAGTCGCTACGTCGGCCGGGAGACGGAGCAGCGTGTCGCCCGGCACCTGCGTCGGTTCTGGCCGGAGTCCAAGCGGCTGGTGCGCACCGGCTTCCGCAACGCGCACAGCGAGTCGGCCGACGAGGGGGACCTCGCCGGCGTGCCGTTCGCGGTGCAGATCAAGGGGCACAAGCGCGGGGCCGACCAGTTTGTGCCCGGGGTGGCGTTGGCCGACATCTGGGAGGAGGCCAACGGCCAGGCGCTGGCGTGCGGCTTGCCCTTCGCCGTGATCATTGAGAAGCGGCTGGGTTGCGCCGATGTGGACGCGTGGTTCGCGTGGCTGCCCATGCGGTTGGTGGCCAACCTGTCGCTGTGCGCCGGGATGCGCGCCACTCGTTACGCATCGGCCATTCCGTGGGAGGAACTGTCGCCGTACCACATGATCGGCAAGGGGGAGGCGTTGGTGCGCATGAACGTCCGGGACTTCCTGGCGCTGGTGAAGGCGGCCGGCGTGCCGATGGAGTCGCCGGGTGACCTGCAAGCATCTGCCGCCAAGACGGGGAGTTGACCAGCCATGCCGGGGCGACGTCGGACGCAGGAGAGCAAGGAGCGTCGAGCCGCCGCCATCGCCATGAAGCTCAAGGGTTTGCCGTGGTCCGCCGTCGCGAACAAGCACTACAACGGCAACTACGGCAACTGCTGGCAGGACATTCACGCTGAGGTGGAACGCATTCAGGGCGAGATCGTCATGGATGCGGTGGCGGAAGTCAAGGCCATTGTGGAGCGTCACGATGCCGCCATCGCCCAGCTGACCGAGATCGCTGAAGCGCCCCACCCCTTGGTGGACAACGGCCATGTCGTGCGTAACGGTCTGCCGCCCAGGGAGCGCAAGGAGATCGAGGATCTCATCGAACGCAACGGCGGCGACGTGACTCGTGACATCGTCAAGCTGCTGATGGGTGAGCCGGTGCTGGACGAGGCGGTGAACGTCCTGGCGCGCAAGGAGATCCGGGCGCACGACGCTGAGCGGGCGAAGCTGCTGGGCCTGAACAAGCCGGTCAAGGTCGAGAGCACGAACAAGACTCACGTCACCTACGAGGTGGTCGGCGTGGATCCGTCCAAACTGGACTGATGAGGGGAACTCACATGGCTGTGTACATCGCGAGGATCGTGACGACGAGGCCGTTGAACGAAGTGACCAGACGGGGATTGGAGGACATCATTGCCGAAGTGATTGAGGGTGAGGGTGTCGAGCTGGAGGAGTCGGTCATCGTCGTTTCGGGGCTGGTCGCGTGACCACCTACGAGGAGCAGCGCAAGCAACGGCTCATGACCGTGCTGTCGGCCGCCGTGCGCATCGGCCGCGCCGGCGCGTTGCCGGACAGCGTGGTCGCCGCTGAGCTGTCGGACCTGGCGGAACTTTACCTCGCCGCCGCTCACGTGCCGTACGGCGTGATCGGCGGCGGGCCGGCCGCGTTGCCGATCCACAACCCCGATTTCAAGGGGTTGGAGGTGAAGTACTCCCACGGCGTTGACGTGCCCGACGCTCTGCGGCTGTCCATCCTGAACGAGGCAACGAAGGTCGTGAAGGAGCGGACGGCCGACGCGGTCGTGCCGTCGCCGACGTGCGGCGTGACGTTGGCCGACTACGGTGCCGGCGAAGAGCACACCCACGTCTGCGACAAGGTGGCCGGCCACGCCGACGGCCCGGGCGGCAGCGATCATCAGTGCGACGCGTGTGGCGCCCTGTTCACCTTGCCGGAAGTCGAGGTGAACCCGTGAACGCGGAGCTGGTGCGCGGCCTCATCCGCATGGGCTTCTACGTCGGCGTGCACACGGAGCATGGCCACGACGTCGACCGGCTGGACGACATCGTGGACGCTCTGGCCGCGCCGGTGTTGGCGGCGATGGGCGACGAGGTGTCCGAGGCGCGCGCTTACAACTCGGTCGAGTCTGCCTACAACCCGTGCCAGTCCGTCAGTGTCGTGCATGGCCAGTGCGTGATGGGCGGCGATCCGCACGCGGAGCACGGGACTCGGGACGGTGACGGCAAGTGGCACAGTTGGGTGCAGTCCAATGACGCGTGACGACGACTTCGACGCGCCTGACAGCGTGCTGGTCACCGGCACGTGGCGCATGGGCAGGCAGCAGCCCAACAACCTCTACGTGCTGGACGACGACGGGTCGGAGTACTACGTCGGCGCCCTGTTCCGGCCGCACTACGGACCGGCCGTCGTTGGGCGGCTCAACCTCGCCCGTATGGCCGCCCTTCCCGTTGGTCAGTGCGGTCAGCTCTTGCCGACCCCCGACGGCGACGTGGTGTGCCTGCTGAACCGCGGGCATGCCACCCAACATCACGGACGGCTCAACGGCGTCGGGAGTTGGTGGAACTCATGACCCGCTGGCACGCCTGGTTGGACACGGCGCTCATCGCTGCCATTCTAGCGGTGGAGCTGTTCATGCTGGTGCGGTCATGAGCGCCTACGTCACCGACCCGGCCCGGCGAGGCCGCCAGCGTGTTCGTGCCCACAGCCCTGATGTGTGCGCGCCATCGGACAAAAGTGGTCGGTGCGACGTCTATCCTCAGCCGTACGTCCGCTGTGCTCTGGACGTGGGCCATGACGGCGTCCATCGCGTTATGGACAGTTTGCCGTGACGGCCACGGCCGAGCCGGAGGTCACGCGGCTGGTGCACACGTACCGGCCGCGTGGCGCCGCTCTGGAGCTCCTGAGCTACCGCGGTGACGAACTGATCCTGTCCGGCCCCGCTGGCACTGGCAAGAGCCGGGCGGCGCTGGAGAAGATGCACCTGGTCGCGCTGCGCAACGGCAAGTTCAAGGGTCTCATGGTGCGCAAGACCATGAAGTCGCTGACGGAGTCCGGGCTGGTGACCTACCGCGAGAAGGTCGCCCATGAGGCGATCGAGTGCGGGCACGTCAAGTTCTTCGGCGGGTCGCTCGACAAGCCGCCCGGCTGGATGTACAGCAACGGCGCGTTCATCGCGGTGGGCGGCATGGACAAGCCCAGCAAGATCATGTCCACGGAGTACGACATCGTGTTCGCCCAGGAGGCCACGGAGCTGGAGCCGGCCGACTGGGAAGCGATCATCACTCGTCTTCGTGCCGGCAACTTGACCTACAGCCAGGTGATCGCCGACTGCAACCCCAGCACGCCGTTTCACTGGATCAAGAAGCGGGCCAGCGACGGCCACATCGTCATGCTGGAGTCGCGCCATGAGGACAACCCGGTCTACTTCGACCAGCTGCCCGACGGCTCTTACGTCATGACGCCAGCCGGCCACGCCTACATCGAAGGCAAGCTGGACAAATTGACGGGTCCTCGGTACAAGCGTCTGCGGCTGGGTCAGTGGGTGGCGGCCGAGGGGCAGATCTTCGAGGAGTGGGACGACGCCCACCATCTGCTCAAGCCGTTCCGCATCCCCAAGGAGTGGCCGCGGTACTGGTCGGTCGACTTCGGGTACCGCAACCCCTTCGTGTGCCAGCGTTGGGCTGTCGATCCCGATGGCCGGGCCTACCTCTACGCCGAGACGTACCACACCGGGCGCCTGGTGGAGGAGCACGCCCGTGCCATCCTCCGCGAGGTGACCAAGACGTGCGCCCGACAGGAGGATGGCGACCAGGAGAACCCCCTCAAGGCCCTCCAGGGCGGCCGCAGGGCGTGGCGTGAGCCGACCCCGGTGGCGGTCATCTGCGACCACGACGCGGAGGGCAGGGCCACCTTCGAGGAGCACACCGGGTTGGTCACCACCGCGGCGGTCAAGGACGTGACCGACGGTATCCAGGCGGTCAAGGCCCGGCTGTCCCGGACCGGCGACGGTCGGGCGCGGCTGTTCATCGTCCGCGACGCCCGCACGGAGCGGGACCAGGCGCTGGTCGACGCCGCCAAGCCGACGTGCACCGCGGAGGAGTGGGGCGGCTACGTGTGGAAGCGCCCGCCGCTGGTGACCAGCCAGCCACGGCCAGAGCCGGACGAGCCGCTCAAGGTGGACGACCACGGCATGGACGCCAGCCGGTACCTGGTGATGCACATCGACCAGGGGGTGACGTACCAGCTACGTGTTCTGACCTGGTGAAACAGGCCATGCTTGACATGGTTATTAACGGTATGCCACACTCTTCCCATGACCGCCACAGTCACCACCGCCAAACCCAGCCGGACCTGCACCCGCTGTGGCCGCAAGCTCACCGCCCCGAAGTCCGTCGCCCTGGGCCGCGGCCCCCGCTGCGAGGCGAAGGCTCAGGCGGCGGCCAAGGTCGCTGACGCCAAGCCGGAGCAGGTGGCGAAGGCGCTGGAGCTCCTGGCTGACGGCGCGGTGGAGACGCTGCGCCCGGGCCGGGTGTGGCTGGTCGTGGCGTCCAACGGCATCGACACCTACCGCACGACCCCCACGGCGTGCACCTGCCCGGCCGGCGTCTGCGGCCGGCGTTGCTACCACGAAGTCGCCGTCAGCCTGCTGGCGGCGTGAGGAGAGGATGACCATGGGGAAATGGCGTGACAGGCTGGCTGCCGCCAAGGACACGGTGGACGACGCCGTGTTCAAGGCGACGGAGCCGATCAAGCGCTGCCCGTCCACCAGCGCCAGCGGCAAACGGTGCGACCTGGACCGGGGCCACGGCGGCTCCCACGAGAACGGCGTTGCCGGCGAGGTGTGGTGACGTCGATGGGGTAGGCTCCCCGGCGGTCGGAACCTCGGTCGCAGGGGGTTGAGGTGAGACCCGCGGGCTTTGACGGCTGTGGCGGTTGCCGGTCCGCGGGTCTCACACTCTGTGCATCACGCGTGCTACCGTCGCCTTCGTGACGGCGATCAACCCTCCAGCTTCCGGGTCCCGTCCGGTCGGCCAACTGGTGACCGGCGCGGTTTCCCGCCTGGCCAGGTCCCTGACCGCCGTCGCATCCAAGGCCAGAGCCTCTCGCGTCTCGATCACCAACTCCGCACTCCAGGTCGGTGGCCTGGGGTGCTTCGACGTCGGGGCCTTCCAGGTCGCCTCACCGCTGGGCTGGGTCGTCACCGGCCTGTCCGCCTTCACCCTCGCCTGGCTGCTCCAGCCGCCGGGCGGTGGGGCGTGAGGAACCTCTTCGCCGCGGTCGCCGGCGCCGTCAGCTCCAGCCAGAAGCCCCCCATCAGCTACTCCACCGGCGGCCGCTTCAGCGCTGCCCTGGTGTCGACGTACGCCCGGCGCACCCAGTTGGAGCAGATGGGCCGCAACGCCACCGTCTTCGCGGTGGTGAACACCTTGTCGATGGCCGTGGCGAAGGCGGACTGGAAGCTCTACCGCTCCAGCCCCACCGGCGACGATGAGGACCGCGTGGAGATCCCCGTTGGCAACCACGCCGCCCTGAACCTGTGGAACAACCCGAACGGTTGGTGGACGCGCAACCGGCTGGTGCGCGCCGGGGAGCAGCACCAGGAGCTGACCGGGCTGACCTACTTCGTCGTCCAGCGCTCCCGGGTCGCCCGCTCCATCCCGATCGGACTGTGGCCGATGCGCCCAGACCGGGTGTTCCCGATCCCCGGTGACTCCACCACCTACCTCCAGGGCTGGATCT